TGTTAATAAACTCGTTGATAATGTCGTAACTACGGATGCCGAACGAAAAGAATTAAAAATTAAATTTAAAGAACTGATATTAAATGCACAAGCTAATGCAGAAGAACAAATAACTAGAAGATGGGAAAGCGATAATCAAGCGGGGTGGTTACCTGCAAACATTAGACCTTTGACATTAGCTTTTTTAGTTGTTTCAACTGTATTATTAATTTTTATTGAAGGTGGAGTAATTGATTTCAATGTTAAAGATAATTGGATTGATTTACTACAACTCGTTTTAATTACGGTGATTGGTGCTTACTTTGGTGGGCGAAGTTTTGAAAAAGTTAAAAAAACATAAAAGTAAAAAAAACTCATAGATTACGATTAACTAAATCGGAGCATGATTTAATTAAAGACATGCGACAACGAGAGAGTTATGGTGTAGATAATTTGTTGTGCATAGGAGATCTACACGAACCTTTTTCTTTGGATAGTTATTTAGAATTCTGCATATCCAAATACAACGAATTTAATTGCACAGAAGTTGTTTTCATTGGAGATATTATAGACAATCATTATTCTTCATACCACGAAACATCTGCAGATGGAATGGGTGGTGCAGATGAATTAGATTTTGCAATAGAAAGAATTTCACGTTGGTATAAAGCATTTCCCAAAGCAACAGTAATTATCGGGAATCATGATCGCATGGTTTCAAGAAAGGCACAGACAAGCGCTATTCCTAGCAAATGGATAAAATCATATAAAGAAGTATTAGAAGTTCCAAATTGGAATTTTGTAGAACGATATGTAAAGGATGGAGTTCAGTATTTACATGGAGAGGGCGGAACTGCGAGAACTAAATGTAGGGCAGATATGATGAATACTGTTCAGGGACATTTACACACACAGGCTTACTGCGAACATTATGTAGGTCAAAAATTTAGAGTGTTTGGGATGCAAATTGGATGCGGGATCAATCATGAAACATATGCAATGGCTTATGCGAAATACGGAAAGAAACCCGCTATCGGTTGTGCAGTGATTTGTAATTCAGGAAAATTACCTATAAATTTGTTAATGAAATTATGAATAAACAAAAACATACATATAGTAAATCAATAAGTTTGGAAGTTGAATATAAGTATGATGAAAATTATAAAAAGGTATACAACCTAAAAAAACTTAAAAGGCAATTTCAAGTGATTGCTAATAAGTATAAAAAATAATCATCTTATAAAGGGGGTGTATATACAGATTGTTTTAATGTCGTCTCCGCAATCTGAATATGTGTTCTAATATATACCCCTTTTTTTTCTTTTAATTATACCTGTTATATAAATTTTTTTTTATTTTTTCTCCTTTTGTGGTTGCGTAGATGTAAATTAATTTTTATATTTGTTGTATAATTGTTCGGGTAATATGTTTTCCAACTAATCCGACCTAATGAGAAAAGAGCAGAAAACCAATGTTGCGAACAATTATAAAAGTAAGATCAGGGGTTTTAATCATCAGTTTATTACTTTTTAGGAACTCTGCTTAGATTAAAACTCTTGATTCTTACGAATTAAAATAGTTATAAATTAAAATTAGAACACAAAATGGAAACGAAATTCAAATTAGACAAATTTAGCCTTTATTTAGATTTAGGCTTTACACCCAAAGAAGTTGCAACATTATCTATAACACTTGATTATAGAAAAGAGGAATTTATTAGAAAAATATCTGAAGCAAGAAAAGATATGATAGATTATCCAAATCTTGCAGAATCGTTTATTGATAATATAAAGTATTGGGAGGGAGAAATAAAACATATAGAAACATTAATTGATAAACTAAATATCAACCCTAATAAATGGATAAGCGATGAAAATAAATAAATTGATATTAGTAATGTGTTTTACCTATATAATAGGAAGATTTTTAACCACTTTAATTTTTGGAATATGAAAGAGCAAGATGAGTTTTTATTTACTAGTGGAGAAAGTAATTGTTGCGGAGCACCTGTCTATAATGATCATATGATGTGTTCCGATTGTAAAGAACACTGCGATTATGCTCCAAAACTTTGTGGCTATTGTGGAGAAGAATTACACGACGAACAGCCAGACGATTCACTAGAATTTTGTAGTAATGATTGTTGGAGGGGTTATGAGTGGGAAACATTTAGAAAAGATTAATTATGAAAAATAGATATATAAAATTATATGTGGAACATAATATAGAAAATATGACACTACAAGAAGTTATAGATTTACATTTAATTCTTGAAAGTGAAATACATTTTAGAAAAGATTAATTAATAAAAAATAAAATTATGTTTGGACGACAATATCCGATATGGAATAATATAACTGCATGTATATATAAATCAGGTGTCAGTTATGGTGTTAAAGACACAGGAGTAAATAATATAGTGGTAGGATCAAGTAGTAATAATTCACACGACTTTTTAGAAACAATAGTAACTAGAAGATTTGGAACGCACAAAGGAAAACGATGTGTAGTGTTTTCTTTTTCGATAGATAATGTTATTGTTAAAAAAATGATATTTAGTGTAGATAAAAAAGATAGAGCGGTTAAACCACTTAAAACAATAAGTAAATTAAATAAAATAAAATCGTTATGAGAATTAATTTAAAAAGCGAAAAAGATTTGCGGACAACTTTATATGTCGCAAGAGAAAATAAAGGTCTTAACAAAAGACAATTACAACATGCTTTAGGTTGGAGTTATCCAACAATGTTAAAGTATTTAGAGCATCCATACCAATTAACAATTAATAAACTAAAATCAATATGTAGGGTGCTTGATATTGATTTTAAAAAAACTATAAATAAATAACAGAATTATGAGTATTAAAAAATCTATTGTAACCCGTGTTACTGGTAATGGAACATGGGAAGGAAATTATGGACTTATGTATAAGTTTGAAATTGAAATGGAAAATGGAGATATTGGAGAAAATTTATCTAAATCTCAAGAATGTAAATTTAAAGAGGGACAAGAAACCGAATACGAGTTCACCGAGAAAAATGGGTATTATAAAATAAAGCCTGTAAGCAATTTTCAACCACGAGCAAATTATTCTACTAATGGATCCGATGTTCAGGATAATATCAGATTTGCACAAGGTTTAAATATAGCAAATCTTCAATTTTGTCATGGTGTAATAACAAAAGATCAGATTGATCAAGTTGCTTATGAAATGTATGAGATATTGAAAAAAGGACCACAAGAAAAATTACCTTTTTAATTATGAAAGCAATTTATTTAAAACACACGAGAAAGCCATCAAAGTATGGTGGCTTTTTCTACTACATATTCTGTAAAGGAGAGGACGGCAAATCTTACAGAACATGTATAGGAGATAATTTTAGAAACTTTTTTAAATGGAAAAACATTTTACATCATGCAGAAAGTGGAGATGAATTGTTAAATTTACAAACCAAATTATTCAAAGGTAAAAAGATTATAGATGCCGATAGTAGTCCAACATTAAAAAAAATAGAACACAATGAAACAGACATATTTCCCACACGATAGCAATGCAAGAAATGATATTAAAATAATTAGATTAAGAAAAGATTTAGGTTTAGAGGGTTATGGAATTTACTTTTGCTTATTAGAAATGTTGTTTAGCGATAAGAATATGCTATGTATAGAAGATATAGATGTATTATCCTTTAGTTTACAATGTGAAAGCAAAGTTTTAAGGGCGGTTATTCATGATTACGATTTATTTGTAGTAAATGATAATTGTTTTTATTCTGCTCGTTTAAATGAAACTATTGGAGAAATCGTTAAAAAGAGTGTAAGAGCATCAGAAAATGCTAAAAAGAGGTGGAGTAGTAATGGGAGTGTAATGCGATCGGATAGCGACACCAATGCTATTAAATTAAATAAAAGTAAATTAAACGAAATTAAAAAAGATGATATACTTATAAGGTTGGAAACCTTTCAAAAACAAGTATTTAATTTTAAGGATATAGACATAGAAGATCAAAAAGCGTTCATAGATTATTGGACAGAGCCGAATAAGTCGGGTAGCAAAATGAGATTTGAAATGGAGAAAACTTGGGATCTTTCAAGAAGATTAAAGAGGTGGACGAATTCATCATTTAATAAACCAAAAGAAAAAAAGTTTAAAGATTATTACGATGCTTTTTTTATGAAGAATCTACCTCCCGAACAACAAGTTGAATACACAAAACATTTAAAATCATTAGGTTGGGAAAGCACGTATTCACCTAATGCAGGTCAAATATGGAAAAAGAAAAAATTATGAGCCAGATATTTAGATTTTGTTGTAGATGTGTTAGAATGTCGCTAATAAAAGACGGAAAATGTATGTTTTGTAAGGGAACTTTTTATATAAAAGGACTAAAAGACGATATGCAAAAACACCTTAAAAAAAAGCATGAAAAAGCATACAAAAATATATCTTAACTACTTTGGTTATGCACACTCACAGGACGAATACATACCATGCGAAGTGTGTGAAAGACAAGCGGTAGATATTCATCATATTATACCGAGAGGTATGGGTGGGAGTAAGACGAAAGATTATATAGAAAATCTAGTAGCATTATGCAGAGAGTGTCATATAAGAGCTGAAAGAGATAAATCTTGGAACGAAGTAGTGAAAGCAATTCATTTAACTAAGTTAAAACTCTATGAAAAATAATGAATACCAATTACAGAAAAACGTAATTAAATATATCAAATTAAAATATCCGTCTTTATTATATTGTGCGAGTGCGGGTGGAATGAGAACATCAATGACACAAGCCAAAAAAATGAAAGCAACGGGATATAAGAAAGGTTTTCCCGATTTGTTTATATATGAGCCAAAAGGAAAATATCATGGTTTAGCATTAGAATTAAAGATCAAAAAAGGTAGACCAACCAAATCACAATTAGATTGGAGAAATGAATTAAATAAAAGAAACTATGTTTCTGAGATTACTTACGGGTTTGATCAAACAATAGAGATATTAGAAAGATACCTATCGGGTAAAATTTGTGAATTAAATAAAGAAAAATGCAAGAAGAAATCAAAAAACTAGAAAAAGAACTAGAATGGTATAAAAATTATAGTGAATTTATTTATGTAAATTATTATAATCAAAATGAAGACGCATGTGAATACGCGGATCAAGTAACAACAGATTAAAAAATGAAAGTAAAACCAACATTTAAAAACACTAGGCGAGGACGATTGTGGTGGAATTATGAAGATACCAACAACTGGTTGTTAAGAATTATTTTAATAAATGGCAAAGAATATAATTTTATTTTAAGAGATTTGAAAAAAATTGAAAACCCTTTAAAGTTTTTTACAGACAAATTAGGGTTAGTAGCATACGAGGATTGTTACCGAATATCTAAAGCAGAATATGATATGTTAAAAAATATAGGAACTCCAAGTATATTAAATGTCGGAATTAGACGAATTTCTTAAATGTAATTACGAAAAATTACAAAAAACATCTACCACTATAACAGGTGGTAATTCTGATTCAGGAGATTTATTACACGAAACAATTTTGATCCTATATAATAAAATAAATAGAGATATAATTGTTAAGCTAATAAATGAAAACAAGTTTATTTTTTTTATTGTAAGAATTATGGTAAACCAATATCATAGTAAAACGTCTCCATACCACAAAAAATATCGTAAGTATTATGAAATTTTAGATCTTAATATAGAATTAACAGGTTGGAAAGAGTATTATTTAAATATAATGCAATTAAATGGCATTAAACAAGCACAAGAGTTTGAAAAAAAATTACATAAAGCACAAAAAATTCTTAATAATTTAGATTGGTTTGATGCAGAAGTATTTAGAATTTATCATATGATGGGACATAGTTTGAACTCAATGGCTAAAGAAACAGGAATAAATAGAAATACATTATATAAATCAATTAAAAACGTAAAAAACAAATTAAATGATGAAAAATGAAGAAGATTTTATTGCAAACACATTTGTAGTAATAACTAGTTTAATAATTATAATTTTTTTAATAATAGCATTATGGTAGAAAAATCAAAAGGTTTGGGAGATGATATTTTCAAAATAACCCAAAAAACAGGAATTCGTAAAGCGGTTAAAATAATTTCAAAAGCAATTGGAATTGATGATTGTGGATGCGAGGAAAGGCAAATGAAACTTAATAAGATGTTTCCAAGAATAAAAAACATTAAACCAATGAATGAAACTCAAAAAAAATGTTTTGAAAGAATAATGCAAGAAGTAGAAAGTAATGGCAATAGATTAAATCCTGTAAATAGA